TGGAGATGCATTTGCATCTGTAATGGTTATGCAACTTAGAGACCCCAAAACAAAGCAACAAACCTATTATTGGTCAACGTGGCAGGAATGGACAGCTCTTCGTCAATGGTATGAGAGACTTGATAGAATGATGATGTACCAAAAATCTAATGTTGGTAGTGACGGAACAGTTGGCCTATATGGTACAAATGGACGACCTATTTATATTGGTGCTGGTTTGCTTGAACAAATAGCTCCTTCTAATCGAAGGTACTATACAACATTGACATTAGATACTCTAGATACTTTCTTATCTGACTTATCATATAATATCTTAGGACACGGTGAACGTAAGTTTGTTGCTTTCTCTGGTGAGATGGGTCTTAGGGAATTCGATAGAGTACTAAGAGATAAAGCTAGTGGGTATACACTTACTGATACAGTATTTGTAACTGGAACTGGTCAAAATTTAACTTTAGGTGGACAGTTTACTACATACAAAGGATTAAATGGTGTTGAGTTAACACTTAAACATCTTCCTTTATATGATGATCCTATTCACAATCGTAAGTTACACCCGATATCAGGTAAACCACTTGAATCATATCGTATTACTATAATTGATATAGGAAATCGTGATGGTGAAGCTAACTTACGAAAAGTCGTTAGAAAAGGACGTGAAATGGTTATGTGGCATAATGCAGGTTCGGTCGCCCCAGGCGCTGGATTTGGATCATCTGCAAGTACATTGCGTTCAAATGCTAAAGACGGTTACTCAGTACACTTCCTGTCAGAACAGGGACTTATGCTGGCTGACCCAACAACTTCGGGAGAATTAATTTGTGATGCAGAGTAAACCAATTAAAGTAGTTTGTAAAACGTAAATTTTTAATTTATTTTTTGTATAAGTAATAAAATACTATACTATATGAAATTAGAAGTTTATAAACTCACAAATAAACAAAATGGGAAAATATATATTGGGATAACCAATCAGGGAGTTGCAACTAGATGGTGCAAACATTGTTCTGATGCTAGAAGCAACTCACCGTTTCCCTTACATAATGCCATTAGAAAATATGGCAAAGAAAATTTTCAAATAGAAATAATTGAAGTTATTAAAAATAAAGATTACGATTACTTAAAAGAACGTGAATGTTTTTGGATTAAAGAGTTTGATAGTTATAATAGAAAATTAGGTTATAATTTGACACTTGGTGGAGATGGTACTTTTGGTAGATTTCATTCAGAAAAAACTAAAGAAAAAATCAGAGAGAAGGCAAAAGGTCGAAAACTATCTGAAATAACTAAACAACTATTATCAAATATTCATAAAAATAGAGTATATTCTAAGAAAGAATTACAAATAAGATCTCAAAATGGGATAAATACAAGAAAAAAAGTTTTACAATATACTTTGAATAATATTTTTATAAAAGAATATAAAAGTATATCTGAAGCTGCTTTAAAAATTGGAATAAATCGTAGAAATATTTCTTCTTGTTTAAGTAATAATAAACCAAATCATAAAACTTCTGGTGGATTTATTTGGAAATATAAAATTTAATTTTAATCATTTACTAATACCATAGAGATATGAGAGTAATTTTAAGACCAATAAATAGACATACATGGTCTAATGTTGTGAAATATAAAAATTGTTATGATTACCTAGAACCGTATTATACAAGATCAGGAAACATTTATACCGGAATGGGTAAAGAAGATGCTGAAAGATTAGGTGCAATATTAGGTAAAAATTTATTACAAGGTTCTGATTTTTGGAAGAATTTTTTCGTTAGAATTGGAGCTGATGATGTTTTTTTAGAAACAGAAGATCCTCTTGATGAAATAAAATATATATTTTGTAAGAATCATAAGAGAGTAAAAAGTTCAATTTTTGAACGTAAAGCAACTGCTGATTATTTACTTGTAAATAAAGATGAAGAAGCTAAAAGAGAGAACTTATTTAATAAATCTAAAATTGATGCTATAGTAGAATTTAGAAAAATGTCATTGACAGATATGCGTAAATGTCTTCGTTTATTTGGTCAAAGTGCTGAAAATGTTAGTGGAGAAGTAGTAGAGAATACAATGTTTAAATTCGTCGAAGCTAATCCAACAAAGTTTTTAGATAAATGGGTTAATAATAAAACTAGAGAAATTGAATTTATAATTGAACGAGCTATATCCAAAAACGTTCTTCGTAGGACTAAAAATATTTATAAATACGGTAGTGACGTTATAGGTTATAGTATTTATGAAACAATTGATTTTTTAAATAATCCAAAAAACCAAGACATAAAAATATCTATGCTTAATGCGATAGATGCTAAAGAATCTATAGTTCAAGATGAACTTAGTACTTTTTCAAGTCTAAGGGCAAATGCTACAGATGATAAAATAGAAAAGGAACCATCTAAATATGTAAAATTAAATGTTCCAGGTGGAGAAGAAAAAATCATAAAAGAAAAAACAAAATCACCTAAAATAGCAAAAACAATACCTAATTCACCAATGGATGAAGAAGGTATAGATTTAAGTCAATTAGATTTTACTACATAATATGACAACAACCGTAATGCATACTAACTTCAAGTTAGAGTTAGATAAAATTGATTCTTTACAATACCCTGCTTTTACAAGTAATGAAATAGATTATTTGTTGAATCAAGCTATTAGAAAGTTTGTAAAAACTCGTTATAGTGGTGTTAATTATAAACAAGAAGGATTTGAACAAACGCAAAAACGGATTGATGACTTAAGAACTTTAGTACGGGAAGTAACTGTTCCATGTACGGAAACTGGCATTAAGCCAAATGGATGGGTATTAACCTCTCCTGGACTTACTCATGACAATTTCGTGTCAACCTATTGGTTGTCACTTGGAGAGGAAGTATTGTTAACTTTAGCAGATGCAAGTACAATTAGACAAGGTGTTACAGAGGTAACATCTGATGAATATAGATTTGAAATTGACAATCCATATTCTAGTTATAAATTGCATTATGGTAAAGCGAAACCTCTTCGATTATTCTATAATGATACTATAGAATTTATTTCCGATGGTACATATGATGTAACTAGTGCCTATATTAGATATATAAAAGCTCCTGATACAGTAGTACTTTCTCCTTTAGTTAATTCTGATTTACCAGAACATACACATGATGAGATAGTTGCTTTAGCTGTTCAAATGGCTTTAGAAAATATTGAACAACCTAGGTTACAAAGTTATACACAAAATGTGGCAACCATGGAATAATTTGGCGTTATGAAAGAAAAGAAACTTAGTCAAAAAGAAACTGGGTATTTTAAAAAATATTATCAAGAACATAAAGAATATTTTAAACAACGTCATATAAATGGTTATCATAAAAAATGGAGAAAAAATAATAAAAACAATCTTCAAAAATATAGAGATGAAAATAAAAATAATCTCAATAACTATTTATTAAAAAGAAATTACAATATTACACTAGAAGAATACAATGAATTATTTAATAAACAAAATGGTTGTTGTGCCATATGTGGCAGACATCAAAATGATTTAAAAAATAAATTAGGTGTAGATCACAATCATGAAACTGGAAAAATTAGAGGATTGTTGTGTAATCAATGTAATTTAAGTTTAGGTAATATAAAAGATGATATTAAAATTTTATATAATATGATTAATTACTTAAAAAAAGAGATTGAAGCTCTAAGTCTTCAAATATAAAAAATACAATAAAAACTTAAAATCGTGTTACAAAGAACAAATAAATTATTAATCGGTAAGGATATTAGCCGAGACGCTGAAGTTATTGCTGGTGCAGTTATTACAACTACAACAGCTTCTACTGGTCTTGCCGATGGAGAAATCGTTGTTTTAGATAAATATTTTAAAGTATTGGCAGCCGGTGCTACTGTGTCGGATACCGATGTAATATATATTTGTCAAGGAACAGCTGAAACTTTTGATTATACCGAAGAAGACGGTAGTTCAATAACTAATATACGTAAATTAATTATGTCAGATCCTATTCAAGGAAATTTAGTAAAAAAATGGAATGGAGTATCTCATGTTGTAAAAGCAGAACAAATTGATACTTATACTCTTGATTTTACTCCTGTAGTAGGAACTGAATATCTTGTTAGGATTGTTTATAGCGATATGAATGAACATCCTGGACAATTTACACAAACTTACAGAATTACTGCTACTGATGCAACATTAGCAACTTGGGTTGTTGCAATGAATGCTAAAATTAATGCTCATTCTGGACGTAGAGTTAATTCAACTACAAACACTACTACTACTTTAGTATTAACAGGGAGAGAAATTCCTGGGTGTTGTACTGCATTAACTGATAGAGAAGAATTTAGAATGGTAGAATTCCAGTCATGGATTAATTATGTTGATTCTGATGGAAATTGGGCAGAAATTGATGATACTAATCCAGATCCAGTTAGAACAGTTGCTGTTTATGGTTCAGGTAATTGGGAACAAGTTAGAGATATAGAAAAAAGAGCATTACCTTATAGAGGTATTACTAACTTTACAGCATATCCAGTTTTGTCTCCTACTACAAATACTGTTGTCGATAGTACATATGATATACTTACCATTGAACATGATAAGTCTTATGTATCTCCTGATAATCAGTATGTGAAACAAGCTCCATTAACTACACAGATTGCTTTTGTTGTACCTTCAACAGGTACTCAAGAGACTGATGTATTAGGTCAATTGAATCCTTGGATGGCTTCATTACCTAGTGCTTTTGCTAATGTTGCTGTTTAATATTAATTAAAAGATAGGAGATAAATAAAATGGCAAATGAATTTTTAGCAGGAAGAGTAGCGATAGGTGCTTCTGCAATATCTGGTAATCTTGGTGCACAAACCGTTAATTATGGTATTAATATACCAGGTGGTGTTTTAATTACAGGTGTTACATATATGGATGATGAAGCATTAACCGTAGCTGGTGATGCTACTTATCAACCAGCTATTATTAATACTGTATTAAGTAGTACTCAATATTTTGTTTCAACTGAAAATGTAAGTGATTTTCCAGCTCAAACAATTGCATCTGCTCCTGCGTTATTAACAGCAGGTGGTGTATATATAGCTCAAGCTGGTGAATTAGGTGTTGTACTTAATTCTTCTGCTGAAGCATTAACTTGGTCACCGAGTGTATATATTGGTTATGTTGATATAGCATAAAATAGGTAAAATAAATAAAAATAGATAGATATGGCAAATGAATTTTTACCAAGTAGAATTGTTAAGGCTGATTTCAATATTTCTAAGACAAATATTGCACAAACCCTTAGTGGTGGGGCATATATTCCAAGTGGTGCGTTAGTTACTGGTGTTACGTTTATGCAAACATCTGGGACAATTGGTTCTGCTCATACAGCAATTTCTCAAACATTACATATTGGTGTAGGTGAAGTAACAGTAAATTCAACAGCTAATGTTAAGAATATAGGATCATCTGGTACGAATTATTTTCGTGCTGCTGCTCCTGCATTACTTACAGCTGGTGGAGTATATGTTACAAACGATACTGTATACAATGGAGAAATTATGATGACTCTTGGAACCACAGCAAATAATTCAAATCTAACATTCTCACCAAGTGTGTTTGTTGGATATGTAATATAATAAATAACAATAGACAAGTTTAAAGGGGCTGGAGAAGGTTAATATCTTAGCCAGCCCCTTTTCTTATAAAAATATAAATTAAATGGCAGTAACATTAAATTTATCATACGTAGAGCGTAATGATAATAAATTAATAACACTTGCTGATACTAGTGATGATTGGGGTACTCCTGCAATTGTAGATATTACTACATTAACATTAGATGTTACTATAACTACTTCTGATAATGTATCAACTACATATGATCAAATTAATTTAGTAGATGAATTTGGGGATGGAGTAGGTGCTGAATTTGATGATCAAGATGCGTTATCTTTTCCTTTAACATGTGCTCATTTTATAAATTCTGATACTAGTGTTGCATTAGGTACATCAGCTGACGTATTTCCAGATGGTATATATCAATTTACTTATACTTTAGATGATGGATTAGCAACTGATTCAGAATTAGTAGAAAATGTATTAATGGAAGGAGTTGTTCGAAATCAAGTATATGAAGATTTAAGGGCATTACCAGTATTATATAATTGTAACGAATGTAAATCTAAACAAATTATGGATGCTATATTTGCGTATGGTTATTTAAATAGTATACGAGCTGCAGGTTATGTAGCAAAAACAGAAGAGTTATTATCTCAATTATATGTATTAGAAAGACTTACAAGTTATGGCAGTAGTTACACGTGGTAGTTTTAGTGAAGGACCAATAACATTAGCGTTACCTCCATATTTTGATTCAGATACTGCGGAATCAGATCCCATATTTGAAGCATGGGATAAAGCTGTAGGTATAGTTATATCAGCTTCTCAAGTAAGTGATTTTGATACAGAAGTTGGTAATAATACAAGTGTTGTAGCTAATACTGCTAAAAATACTTATCCAGCTGCTGATGCAGCTAAACTTGCTTTAATTGAAGCAAATGCAACTAATGTTGATGATTCTTTATTAGTGCCTTATACTGGGGCAACTGGAAATGTTGCTTTAGGTACATATGATATAAGTGTTGGTAAAGTTATTATTGCAGATACTCCAAATTCTCCAACTGATGCAGCTACAAAAGCATATGTAGATAGTGTAGTGTCTGTTGGTATGAATTGGATAGAAAGAGTTATAGATATAATAGCTAATGCAGCAGCTTTACCTGGTGATGCAACAACAGGAGATAGGTATATAACAATTGATGATAATCATATTAGAGAATGGGATGGTGCAGATTGGGATGAGGATATAACACCAAATGAAGGAGATACTGTATATGTTTCAGAAAATGGTATAAATCCAACAAACGATATTGGTACACATACATATAATGGTATTAGTTGGATATATGTAGGCGGAAGTATTAATCATAATGACACAAGTAATATACAAGGGGGTACTGCTGGTAATAGATGGCATTTAGAAAGTGAAGTTCATACAGCTATTGGATATGTAGCTACTACTGGAGCAGATATAACACCTACTACTTTTAATAATGATGATAGTGGTATAATTATTGGTGATGGTGGTATTCAATCAGTGTATGTTACATATTCTTGGGATGCTATTATAACAAATACTTTTCATCATTATAATTTTCAATACAAACAACATGATCTTACTTATTGGGAAGAAAGAACTACTGTAGAAGATACAATAACTATAGATGGTTTACTTCCTAATGTTTCTTATGATTTTAGAGTTGCTTCTGTAAATAAATATGGTTCTTATTCTGCATATACTGCTACTGATACAATAACTACTCCTAGTGATTCAGGTGCTCCTGCAAATGTTCAAAATGTTACAGCCACTCAAGGAATACAAGCAATACTTTTAGCTTGGGATCATAATACTGATCTTGATTTAAATTCATATAATATATATAGATATGAATCAAATGATTCTGGTTCTGCAGTTTTAGTTGCTAATTACACTGGAAATGTATATAGGGATAATGGTTTAGTAAAAGACACTGAATATTTTTATTGGTTAAAAGCAGTTGATACATCTGGTAATTTAAGTGATAATTTTTCAACTGTAGCTAATGCTACAACTAGAAATGTAGAAAAAGAGGATATTAAAAATATAGCAGCCAATCAAGTTCTTATACAAGGAGTAACAACTTTTGCTAGTTTGATATCTCCTGGAGTTGCTACTATAGATGGTGGTAAAATTACAGCAGATACAGTTACAGTTGATAGTTTAAATTTTGTACCTCTTTCTGCTGGAGACGGACTTCTTACTACAGATATTGTTGGAACTATAAATGCTTCAGCAGAAGGAATACAAATTTCTGGAGATCACATTCAAATTAACGGTACTACAGATTTTCAACCTTTGGGTGCCGCAACAAATGGTAAAGTGTGGATATTTCCAGATGCAAATACTGGTATTAGAATAACAGATAATTCTGCTCATGATGTATTTAATGTACAGATTGGTGGAGATAATCAAGGTGATGTAACTATAGGAAATTATGCTGGTGGTGAAGGTATTAAATATGATTGTGATGTAGGTACAACAACCTTTGCAGGTCATTTATTAGCTATTGGTGGTACTATAGGTACATGGAATATTGAACCTGGTTATATTTATACTGGTACTAAAGTTACTGGAGATGGTTATTCTTCAGGAAGTGGTCATATAACACTTAAATCTGATGGTAGTATACATGCTGAACATTTTTATATTAATGCTGATGGTACTGTAGGTTTAGCTAGTATGAATAATGCACATAATTTTCCTAAAGTGGTAGGTAGTGTAACTAGACATTCTTCTGTTTCAGAAGTATTTGATGAAGTTAATTGGGGTGTATTAAAATCAGTAACATTTACTCATGGTCTTATAGGAGAATTTTCTGCTGCATGGGAACATTATAAAGATGAAGTTGGTGAAGTTGGTACTGCACAAACTAGATTATATAAAAATGGAGTAGCTTTAGATGTAGCTAAAACAGCAACTACTAATTATACAACACAAAGTACTGGAACTATAAGTGAAACGTGGGAACCAGGTGATATTTGTGAATTAAGAGGATATACAGATAGTGGTGTTGTAATATATGTTAAAAATTTTTATATTAGGTATGATAATGGTGATATAACAACAGTAACTGCAAGTATTGCAGATGATGAAACATAAGATATAAAATAGGTAAAAAATAATGGCAATAAAACTAAAAACACAGAATATTACTGATATGTTTACTCCAATAGAATTGGTAACAACAAACATAGCAGCTATTCCTGGAATATCTGGTGTAACAGATCATGGTTTATAGCAGGATTAGGTGATAATGATCATCCACAATATGTTCATACTGCTAGTATATCAACTGCTTTTTCAAATTATCAATTACTTGCTAATAGTATTTTATCATTAGGTACTGGAGCAACAAATTCTTTTTTTCATACTTCAAATAGTAGTTTATTAGATGCCAAATCAAATAGTACTTTATATTATCTTATTTCAAATAGTAGTTTACTTCAATTAGTTGATAATAGTACATTGTCATTAGGTATAGATTATACAGCACATTCACATAGTGTTCATTTAACAACAGCTGCTTTAACTGATCATAGTCATGGTGCAGCAGTTACAACAGCTACAGTTGGAACAGAAATAGAAATGAGTTCGGCTAGTAGTGGTATGACAATTTATGTTCCTTCTTTTATAACAACAGCTACTGGTCTTAAAGCTGCTTCTATTGGTGGTAATTCAACTTCAGCTGGAGATGGATATTCAAATGTTAATTCTGGTACAGTAATATTTGCTGGTGGTAATAATATAACTCTTTCACAAGATGGTTCAGTTGTAACCATTTCAGGAGCTGCACAAGGTGGTGTACAAACTGGTATTTCAGGTATAGCTGGTAGTGCAGCTTCAACTGTTACAAATGGTACAATACAATTTTCAAATGATCATGGTGTATCTTTTGGTTTAGATGGTTCAACTATGACAGCTTCTGTTTTACAGAGTGTACAAACACAAAATGTATGGAATTTATCATTGTCTGGGAATACTTCTGGGACAATGACACAAGTGTCTTCACAAACACTTACATTAGCTGGTGGTAATAATATTACATTATCACAAGCTGGTAATGCTATTACAATATCTGGTGCAGAACAAGGTGGTGTACAAACTGGTATTTCAGGTATTCAAGCTTCAGATGCTACTTTTAGTAGTGGTACAATTATATTTACAGCTAGTAATAATAATTTAACAATAGGTACTTCTGTTAATGGTGCAAGTCAATATGTACATCTTAGTGTTGGTGAATATTTAACTACTGCTGCTGGTATTTCACATGAACATGGTAGTATAGCAACTGTAACTGTTAATACAAATGTATCTAAAATGCAATCAACTTCCGCTAGTAGTGGAATAACATTAGGTATACCTGCATGGATTACTACAGCAATGCAGTCTGATAGTAGTAATAATTTTGCTAAAACAGGTCTTACTACTGCTAGTTATTCTAATAGTACTTTAGCAGCTACTTTAAATACAGAAGGTTTAAATTTGCTTATACCTAAATGGATAACAAATGGGGAAACAGGAGATCATACACATAGTGATGTTAACGGTACTAATATAAGTACAGTATTTACAGCAGGAACTGCAATGACAATAACTGCTGATTCTATTGGTGCTACATACGCTATACCCGCATGGATTACTACAGGGGCTCTTATTAGTCATAGTCATGGGAATCCTACTTTAGCATTAACGAATATTACTGGCACTACGGCTAGTACTAGTAATGGTTTTACTTTATCATTGTCAGGAAATAGTAGTGGAAATGTTCAATTTGCAGATAGTAATGGTATAAGTTTTGGAGCTAGTACTTCTGGTTCTAGTACAACTATAACAGCTTTACATAATGCTTATTCAACATCAAGTCAATTAACTAGTATGTTTACTAAGTTTGCAGGTATATTAACTACGGGAGTAACAGGTGCTGATGCAACAATAAATAGTTCTCAAATACAAGTTGATATTCCTCAAGGTAGTTTATATTTTAATGATAGTAATGGTGTTAGTTTTGGAGCTAGTACTTCTGGTTTATCTACTACTTTGACTGCTATGAATGGTCCACTATTATCAAATTATATACATCCAAGTGGTGAATTTACTTCAATTAATAATATGGGTCAAGGGTCATTATCAGTGAAGCATATGTATGTTCCATTTAATGTTACTGGATCAGCTGCAAAATTAGCAATATTACTTTTACCTTCAACAAATACTTCAGTAACTACAGCTTCAGCAAATTTATCTGTTGCAATGGGTATATATACTCTTAATGGATCAACATTATCTCTAGCATCTTCTGGTAGTGCTAATAATGCATTTGTATGGTCACAGTCTAATTCTACAACAGGTAATACATCAATATCTGGGTATAGGCAAATTACAGTTCCTGTAGATGTTAATATGACTCCTGGTGAATATTGGGTAGCTGCTTTAATTAATAGTGCTACTACATATACTGGTGCTAGTATAGTAATACATGGAGGTGATTTATTGCCATCTGATGTTGTAGCAATAGCTCCAATAGGTAGTAATACATCAGTTGCTAATATGATTATACCTTATCAAGGAATATATACAACTGTAACAACTGCTATGCCAACTAATATAGTTAAAACAGGAATTAATTATACTAGTGCTAGTAATGCAGAAAGAGCTAATTTTTATAATGCAATATATAATAATAATTACTAATGAGCGTTACATTATCAACTATTAATACATATGATATAAATGTTTATAAAAATATTATGTTACTTACTTCAACAGGTGATGGTACTGGAGTTTCTACTCTAAAAATGACTGTTTCAGAAGACATCACTGTGACACTTGAAGATAATGCTAAGTTCTATACTGATTCAG